ATGAAGACCAGATGCGCGGTGGCATTATCGAGGTAATGGCGCAAGTATCTGATGTTTTCAACCGTTCAGGCAATCCGATCCGCCTTGACACCATCAGCAGACGCGGCAACTATCATCAGGAATCATTCCTTGCAAACACTGCAAGCCTTGTTTCCCGCCGTGATACCACTGTTGTTACCGATGCGACTGCAATTGCGTTGACAATGGCTGAAATCATCAGCGTGAAGCTGAACCGCAAGGTAGGTCCTGTCGAGCAGACCCTTGACTCTTTCCGCAAGGTTCAGATGTCAGCAGGTGATGAGGCTCTGTCTTTCCTGATTGGCACCCAGATTGCAAAAGCCATGCAGGTTGACATGATCAATTCAGCTTGCCGGGCTGCTGCTGCTGCCCTGCTGAAATCCACCAACACCAAATACGATGGCAGTGCTGGTACTGCTACCGCGTCTGGCTTGTCTTATGCGTTGCAGAAAATGGGCGATGCACAGGGCAATATCGTTGCGTGGGTCATGCACTCCAAGGTCTATTTTGACCTGATGCGTCACCAGATGACTCCGGCCAACAATGGCGAGCAGGCAGCGTCTGCCACTGTTTACAGTGCGACTCCTGCCACCCTTGGCCGTCCGGTTATCGTGATTGACAGCGATGATCTGAAGCTGGATGACAGCCCTGATCTGTACTACACCCTTGGCCTGACTTCTAACGGCGTTGTTGTTGAAAACTCCGAGGAAGAAATCATGCATCAGGAGATTGTAAGCGGTAAGGAAAACCTGATCAGCCGTCTGCAAGGTGAGTTTGCCTATAACCTCGGCGTTAAGGGCTTCAAGTGGGTAACCGGTTCCGGTGCTAACCCTACTGATGCCGCTGTACGCACTGGCAGCAACTGGACACAGGTTGCAGCAAGTGTGAAAGACGCTGCTGGCGCGGTTCTGGTAACGCGCTAAACGAAAATGGGGGAGGTAACACTCCCCATTTTTTCAAGGGGTTTCCATGACTGTAACAGTCGAGACTGGCGCAGGCATAGCAGGCGCGAATACCTATATAACGCCGGATGAGCTTCGTTCATTTGCTGATGCTCGCGGTACGTCACTGGGTTCAGATGATTCAACGCTTGAGGTCTATCTGATCAAGGCGATAGATTACCTTGAGTCGATGCGTGATCAATTTCAGGGCGACAAGACTGATTCAGATAATCCGCTGCAATGGCCGCGTTCAGGCGTGTTTATTGATGGCACGGAGATTGATGATGACGTTATTCCTACCGAGCTGAAAAACGCACAGGCGCAACTTGCGCTTGAGTCTATCAGTGTTGATTTGCAGCCTACGGTATCAGCCGGTAATTCTGGTGCTGTAGCATCCAAAAAGGTCGGAGATATTGAGATCAGCTATCACGACTCTGATAATCGCACCCAGCCGAGCTTTACGAAATTCAATTCATGGATTGCGCCACTGTGTAAAATCCGTGGAGCCGTAGCGGTGAGAACGTGAGTTTTTACACCGAAATGGCCGCCGTTGCTGCTGAACTGCTGGTTGAGTTTGGCCAGACAGCAACCTATCGCAAAGAGGCCATTGAGTCTGCTGATGAGGTTGATGGGTCAGTAAGGCATACCACTACCGAGTATTCTGTCACGGTTGCCTTGTTCGATACTGATGGCAGCGAGTTTGGTCGTCTCGAATCACAATCGCCTGTTAATGAATCAACCACTGTAGTTATCAAGCAGAAATTGCTGATGGGATCGGTGTCTTTTACGCCGGAGATTGGTGACAGGGTGGTGGTTGACGGGGATACCCTGTTTGTCCGTGCTATCAAGACAACAGCACCTGCCGGAACGGTTGTCCTGTATGACCTCGGGGTTACAAGGTGAGCTTTGCGGCAGATGTACAGAGATTCAGCCAGTCGGCGATGAAAGCGGCTGACCGTGAACGCAGGGCAATTATCCTGGCATTGTTCCGTGGGGTTATACAGGATACTGCGGTTGATACTGGCAGGGCGGCTGGCAACTGGCAGACAACGGCAAGAGAGCCAGCAAGAGGCGAGATAAACACTCGCGGCATTGCCGCTGCGGTTGCCGGTATAGAGCCGAATATCAGTGCTTTGGATGAACCTACCTATCTGACCAACAACGTGCCATATATCGCATACCTTGAGTATGGGACGCCTAAAATGGCAGCGCATAATATGGTTGGGCGAAATATCCGCCGGATCGTTGCAGCAATTCGCAGGCGTAACCGATGAGTTCAGCCATAGAAAATGCAATCAGGAAATCCATTATCGACGGTGATTTTGGTTTGCCTGTTGCATGGTCAAACCAGAAATATGACCCTGTTGATGGGACTGCGTTTATGCGGTTCGCGCATGACCCATTGCAGCCTGAAGCGGTGACGCTATCAGGTAGGGGAGAGGATGAACACAGGGGAGCATTTATGCTGACTCTGTACTATCCAAGCGGGACAGGTGTTGCTACTATTAACGGCAAGGCTGATGAGTTCCGCACGTTGTATCAGGCTGGTGTGCGGTTTTCACACGATGGTCAGGAATTTGCAATTGTAAACTGTGGGCGATCCAGTGGACGTGCAGTTGATGGGTGGTGGTCTGTAACAGTCACCGTTGATTACTGGGCACGAACCACGCGCAGCGTGGCATAACACACTGGAGAAGCATCATGGCAAACGGTTCGCGTCACGCGCTTTATTTTGTCGAGGAAAACACCTACGGCACCACTCCAACCAGTCCGGCGCTTAAAACGCTTCGTCATAAATCATGCAGCCTCGCGCTGACCAAAGACTCTTTCCAGTCGGAAGAATTGCGGTCAGACCGCCAGATTTCTGATTTCCGGCATGGGAATTACCAGATTGGCGGTGATATTGAAGTTGAGCTGTCATACGGGACCTTCGATGACATTCTTGAGGGTGTATTGTGCGGAGACTGGGTTAACGAAACTCCGGCATCCGGCACTGACCAATTGAAGGCTGGGACAACCAGACACAGTTACAGCATCCTGCGTCACTTCGGTGATCTGGCCGCTGGAAATACGCACCACCTTTTCAAAGGCGTTGAGTTCAGCAAACTGTCAATGACCGTTTCTCCCAATGCGATTGTAGGCTTTACGTTGTCAACAATCGGGCAGGATATGGCTTTAAGCGCATCGGCACCGAGCGGTAGCACTTACCCTGCTGCAACGACAACTTCACCGATGGATTCATTCAGTGGAACCATCAGCGAGAATGGCACACCTATTGCCCTGATTACCGAAATCCAGTTGGATATTGAGAATGGTCAGGAAGCAAGGTTTGTTGTCGGTGATGCGCAATCACTTCGGCCCTCAATCGGTCGCAGTAATGTAACTGGCACGGTGACAGCTTATTTCGAGAACACTACCCTGCTGGAAAAGTTCATTAACGAAACAGAGTCTGACATTGTTTTCACGCTGGTAGACCAAGCCGGTAATGCTTACGAGTTCACTATCCCCCGTATCAAGTACACCGGTGGTCAGCCTGACGTAAGTGGCGAGGGTGATATTACCCTTGCAATGCCATTTCAGGCGCTGCTTGATTCATCCGTTTCAACAAACCTGATCATCGAGAGAACTGCTGCATGAGTATGACGGAGTTTTTCACCACGCAGAAATCAGAGGAAGGCGTTTTGCTTCCTCTTGTTTTGCCTGATGGCAGTGCTTCCAAATACTGGATGCGTATTCGTGGTCTTGACTCCGATCATTTCAGGATGGCCGAATCAATGGCACGCCGCAAGGCGGTTGCGACTGTTGCTGGGTTGAGTACCGATGAGGAAAAAGCAAAGGCAGGGATGGATGCGAGAGTTGAGCTTGCTGCTGAACTTGTGATTGACTGGAATTTTGATGAGCCTTGCACGAAAGAAAACGTGGTTACACTTTTCAGGAATGCGCCACAATTGCTGGATGCTATTGACAGACTGGCGATGGATCGCACCCTTTTTTTCGCACTCAAACGGGCAAATTCTTCGACTGGTTCAGAGCAGAAATCGAACTCTCGAAAAAGCCGAAAGGATCAAAAAGCAGTTTAAGGGATCACCTGCAACAAGTTTACAAGGCTACCGGAAAGCTGCCGAGAAAGTTGGCAGAGCAGCCTGAACCACCACAAGAGCTGATGTATCTTC